GCCGAGGACTAGTTCCTTGTTCATGGTGTTCTCCTATTTGAGCAAAGAGTTGTTAACTGCGGTTATCAGGTTTGCCAGAAACGCATTGAATTCTGCGCGTGTGACATATTCGTTGTTTGGCGGGGTTGGCTGTGGTGTGCCATCCACCTTTGCGTCGGTCAGGGCCTTCAAGAACTTGTCGTGGTAGCCAGCGATGGTCTGAGCCCTATCCGTGCCATTGATTATGCGGCGAGCCCCAACGGGATCGTTTGTGGTGGAAGAAAAGTAATCGGCCAGCTTCTTGCTTGTAAAGTCACCATCCCGCATACCGGCATACATGACTTCAGCGGCAATAGACGGTTCAAGTGCGCGGTCCTTGTTGTCGCCAAGAAGGTTTACACCGAGCTTTGTTCCCATCTTGCGATAGTTGTCTTCCCATGTAAGCTGCACATACCCGCGCCCATAATAGGGGTAATACGGCTTGCTCTGAAGATAGCTCTGTGAGCCATACTCCTTGATGGGCTGCATTGTAAACGCCGTCTCATGGTAGGCGGTTGCAAATGCGTAGGCCAGCCAGCGGAGATCCGGCCAGTTGTAATCGCTCTCAAACACATCCAGCATGTAGTTCATGCCGTCAACTTGAGTCTGGCTCAGGCTGCCGCTGAAAAGGCTGGATCGAACACTGTTGAAGAACAAAGAGCGGTCAAACATCAGGCACCCTCAATGGGGAAAAAGTCTTCGACCTCGACCCCGGCAGATGTCAGAAAGGAGATCCACGTATCGGCCTTCAGTGTAGCGACGGTTTCCTCGATGATACACCCATCCTCACCAACAACGGCAGCAAGAACGTAAACCTCGTTGTTTGCGTCCTTTACGTATCCAACCAGTAGAATAGCGGCTTTGAGGGCGGGCTTTCCAACCGTGGCTCTGTTTTTGTTAATAACGGCTTCCATCTTGATAGTCGCAGCAGCCCTCGACCCGAAAAGCGCAATACCTTTCGAGGAAAGCGTGTAATGAAATTTGTCAATCGTGACGCATTCATCAGCGCGAACCGAAGTTGAAGCCAAGAATATTGCCGCAATCGCGGCGGTTGCTATTTTCCAAAAGGCCATGATGCTAGGATTTTTGTTACAAAGGCAGCGATGGCGGCGCTTGCGCCACCGACCATCATTAAAACCTTCCAGCCCCCGCTTGCTTTATCAAGCGTGGCACGGATGGCTTTAACGTCGCCTTTGAGTTCAGCCATATCCTGTTCGAGACGTTCTACCTGCACTTCCATACGGGCAACCGAAATTTCAATCTTGTTGTCCATGTCTGTCACCTGAACCGCGCTGTCTTTGCGGCAATCTTCTTCGGTTGAGGCACAAACTGCTTGCCCGCTTTTGTCCCGGCACGTTTCGCCCGGGTCGTTGCGGCATACTCAGACGGGCTGAGGGCCGCACGGGCCTTCTTTGGGAGATACCGCTCGCCTGTCTTTCCAGACGGCTTGCCGCTCTTTGTTCCCCAGTCTTCCTTTGTCCACTTTGTCATGGACTGTTGGGCCTTTGTCTTTGGCCCTGTGTAACCGCCGCCACGATCCTTGTAGATCTTGCCAGCCAACTGCATCGCCCGGGCAGAGTGTTTGCCACCCATCTTGGCTTTTGCTTCGGCCTTGGCCTTTGACCACAATGCCTCGTTGGTGCGTCCCATGTCAGCAATTCCAAGCCCGAAGGCTTTTGTTGATACGGCTATTTGGATCATTTGCCGTCTTGGCAGATGTGAGCTTCTTCTTCATACCGGACATCCGGGCGCAAAAAGAATCACGGCGAGAGCCACCTTCCGGCTGCGGACGCTTCAGACCCGGCTTACCGGGGTTTGCTTTGTTGTAAGAGGCACGACCCTTGGCGTTTAAACCGCCTTTTGGGTTCTTGCCTTCCTTGCGGGTCCATGCCGGAGTTTTAGCCATTTTCGTTCTTCACCAAAAGGATAATGAACATGGAGGAACATGCGTTGTTGTTGGCAGACGCAAAAGCCTGAGCTTCAACTGTCGTCTTTTCGGGTATCACAATCGGATACTCAAATGCGTAATCTGCGGCACCATTATTGAGAGTAACAATCGCGGCTGTCAGGCGAATATTGTTTGTACCGCGTGTCATCAGACGGCCAGTTACCGATGTCCCGCCAGAAGACGATCCGGTCGAAAACAGACCTTGTTCAACATATGCCGTGTAGCCAGCCGGAACAGTGTAGCTGCCCGTTACACGCTTGTTGTAATCGTAGGCGATGATGTCATACACGGTAGCGGGGACGCCCGCCGTTACGGAGCCGACGCCAATATAAATATCACCAGCCGCACCGTTGTTGGATCCGGCAGTCATCACATACGCTTCATTGATATGAAGATACGAATTTGCCGTTGTTACGGCTGTCTGGCCGTTAAGTGTAACGGTCTCTGATACAGTATTGTGGGCTGAGTTGAGGCCGGAAATGTAAACGGTGCGAGCGCCAGTACCAGCAGAAGTGTCGTTTGCGCTTGAAGAGCTTACCGTCATTTGAGTGGCAGACGACGGATATGGCAAGAGACCGCCATATGGCCAGACAGTCTCCGGAGACGTATCGAGATCGGAGTTGTAGCCAAAAATAACAAGAGCCTGATGCCAAGCTATCTGCCCACGCGCAACCTGAAGGTTAAACGGTTCTGTTCTGCCAAAGCGAGAGATCGAGGAAATTTCCGACATGCCGACCTCTTAACCGTAAAAGACAGTAACAGCTTCCACGTTTGTCAGCGCCACATACACGTTGGATGAGCAAAGAATGCCATCACCCGGAATTGTGATGTTTCCATAACCACTCGCCGGGGTCACAGCAACAAGGATCGTAGAACCGGCAGACCCACCATCCTTGATGGTGATTGCGCCGACATTGGATCCCGCCGTGTAATAAATGCCGCGAACGCGAGCCGGATAAGGGATTACGGTGTTGCTGGATGTGGCAAGATTTGACTTAACGTCACCTAGATAAAGAGCCATGCTGCCCCTCCAAAATTAAAGGGCGGGGCCGAAGCCCCACCGATTACGTGGCAGAAATAGCGCCCGCTGTATCGACGCGGAGCCAAGCCGAGCCGTTGGAGAAGGCGATGATCGGGGAGCCGTTTGCACCGTTGCTCACATAGATCATGCCGCCTGTGCTGAGCGAAGCGCCCGGGACAGTGGCAACCGTGAAGGTGTCAGAGACCTTGACGGGGCCGGAGAAGCTTGTGTTTGCCATTGAAGTTATCCTTGCAGGATGTGGCCTCGTAGTCTCTGCAAGCGTCTGCCGGGACAGTCATACGAAGCCGGATTGACCCGGTGTTGCGTCAAATCCTATTCCGTGGTAATGTTCACTATACCAGAGGAGTTGGGTGTGACAGATTTAGAGAAAGCTTGGCTTGCCGGGTTCATTGACGGAGAGGGGTGTATCGGAATGCAGTGCTTGAAGGCGCACGGCAAGAAATACTACCTTGTTCGTATTCAAATTACCCAAACAGACCTCAATGTTCTCCGGCATGTCGCTGGAATTACCGGAGTCAATAGGCTCTGCCAAGCCAAGCGGTATGGGCCAAATCAAGCAGATGCTTGGAGATGGGATGCCGACATGACGGACGCAGAGCGCGTCCTCAAGGATATTCTACCATACCTTGTGCGAAAGAGAGAAGTGGCTTTGCTGGCCATTGAATACATTGAATTTTGGAAAAAAAATCGGCCCCCAAAAAAGCCTCGCGGCAAAAATCAGGAGCCGATTGATTACTCAAAATTCGAGGAATACAAAGCAAGATTCCACAAATTAAATTCTAGAGGGAAAGAGGGGCCGTAGCCCCTCTTTCTTTTTAGGCACCGGGCGAACCCCAGATCCCAAGGGGATCCGACACGCCGTAAGAATACCTTTCTCGCGACTTGTAGCGCACGTTGCCGGTGTCAAAGTCGCCGTCCATAGAGGTGGCGAGCGGTGTACGGACAAAGTGCTTCATGCCGTTCGGAACATCCGTGATCAGGTAGTACGAATCGGTGTCGGTCAGGTAGTGGTTGACCGAGTAGCCTTCCGGAATCGTACCGTTGTTCTTGATCGCGTTGATGTCGTTGTCGGCAGTCGCTGTGCGGAGTTCAGTCTCCAGCAGGCGGGTAGCCACGAACATCAGGTTCGGCGGAACGATCAGCTTGCGCGGGCGAGCCGCAATAAGCAGACCACGCTCGTCCTTCCAGCCAGCGATCTGAATAACGGCAGCCTCAAGCGAGGTTTCGTTCAGATCAGCCGGTGTCGACTGAGTGTTGCTGTTTGTGCCGCCAGACACAAGCGGGTGGGCTGTGTTGAACAGCGTCACGCCGTCGCCCGACACGAACGAACCACCAGAGAAGCCGTTGTTCAGCGGATAAGCCGCCTTGACCTGCTTCGTGTAAGCCATCGAACGAGCGAGGGCCTTGGTGTAGCGCGAGGAGAGCGAGTCGTACAGGTTGTCTTCCATCGCCTCTTCGGTGATGGAGAAGCCCATAGCGATGGTCTCGTGGTTGTAACGAGCCGTCCAGACTTCCTGAGCGTTGTCGTAGGCGATGGCAGAACCTTCGGCCTTGACCGGGGCTGTGCCGAAGCCAGACAGCTTCAGTTCTTCTTCAAACGAACGCTCCGAGGTTTCGGTCTCGTAGATCGCCTGATCTTCGTTTTCGTACTTCTTGTATTCAAGGCCGAACAGGGCATTCAAGCCCGGGAGCAGTTCCTTGAGAAGTTGTGCGCGTGAAATAGCCATTTTCTATATTCTCCTATTACACGCCGGTCGGGTTCATATACGCATGACCATAGGTCATGGTAACCGCAGCGTTCGAGGAATTGCTCGAAACAGCGGCGGGCATGTTCCACTTGACCAGAAGGTCCGTGTAAGCGTCACCGACAGTAGACTCGGGACCATCAACAAAACCAACAATGCGCAGCGGCAGTGTGGCGGTTGTAGCGATGCTCGCAGCGTCAGCCGATGTCTCGGAGTTGCCAGTGGCTGTGTCACCAGAGAAGGTGCTGAAGCCAATGTTGGCACCGAGCGAAGCCTGAGTTACAGCATCGTCAGCCTGTACCTGCATCACCACATCCGGATCGTCCACGACATAAGCGTAGGCGTCCGTAGCAACTGTGCCCGAGGGCCAGTACTGCTGGAAGAGCTTGTACTTCAGGTTAGGATCCGTGTACGTGCAACCGACGAAAACGCCGACAACGCCTGTAGCGGCCACATTCGATGTGCCGGTATCAGCGATGAGAACGCCCGAAGAGTTGATCGAGACGGGCTGACCGTAGAAAATGTTGGAGCCATACGCATTGTTGATCTTGATCAAACGGGTCGAGCCAGCATAGGGCTGACCGCCGATCAGATTAACAGGGCGCAGACCATAC